CAGGTGTTTACTGGACAAAACATTTAGAAAAACACGGGTACGATGTTACTACTGTATGGAAACAACTATTCACATCAAAAGAAGATCTTGTTAAATTTGCGTTAGAATACTCGCAAAAAAATAATATAGTTGAATCAACAGAATATGCTAATTTAAAACCAGAAGACGGATTAATGGGTGGTGATACTGGAATTACAGACCAAGGTCGCAAAATTATTAGTGAAAAATCTAAAAATCAAAGACACACAGAAGAAACCAAACAAAAAATAAAAGAAGCTAGAGCAAAACAACCCGATCCAATGCTTGGAAAAAAACATTCTCCAGAGACAATAGCAAAAATTAAAGCGGCAAGAGCTTTACAAAAAAATATTTGGGGAGTGATCCGTGTCTAGACCAAAGCCAAAAATCCTTGCTGAGCTTACTAACAAGCAAACATACAAAACTGAACAGGTACTAGCCTCAGAAGGTACATGGGCAGTCTTCTATGACAGTAAACCTATCAATCTTAAGACCAGTAATTTATTAGTTCAGTATCCTGGACCCAAGTATAAGAAGGTAAGTTTTTCTAATCCTGGTCACGCTATCAATTTGGCTAAGAAACTCAACACCCAATTCAAAACCGATAAGTTCACAGTGGTCTTGTTAAAGCAAGGCGATCGCGTATATCCATAGGCGCTATGCGCAATAAAATTGAACTGACAGAAAAACTGGTAGCTCAACTACCTGATCAGTACGCCACTACAGTAGACCAAGCTCGTATAGGTTGGTGGTTCAACATCAAATCAACTGGCGGGCTACGATTGACCGCTCTAGGATTTAAAGTATTGGCAGAACAACTGGATTTGAAGTTTTATGAATATCGGATTGCAGATTCTATGCGGTTCAATATGCAAACTGTGTTGGATTTAGATCGCAAGCTGAATCAACCCTATTATATTGTAACTAAAAAAGGCGAACCAGTAGCGGTACTGTTTTTTGGTAGCAAAGAAGCTATGATGGCCAATTTGTACGGCGATTTAGACAAATTCCTTGACAATTATGATCCTTGAATAGGTTAAAGCAGACGACTTCTATGGTAAATAAATCATAAGGAACATTATATGATTTGTCAATATTGTAGTAAGCCTGCTAAAAGTTTAAATTCAAAAGTTCAGCATGAGATAAGATGTAAAAATAATCCAACCAGGTTGGATATGTCTTATACTAAGTTTAATTTTAAAAATCCAACTATATTGCCAACGCCTTGTATTCACTGTGAGAAAAATTATGAAACAAAAATTGCTTTAAGTAATCACGTGCGGCGTTGCCCAAAAAATCCTAATAGGATCATGGAAGTTTTAACAGAGGCTGGGCGAGCAAAAATAAAACAAGCTACCATAGTACAAAATAAAAGACAATGGCAAGATAAAAGTATCAAAGAAAAACACAGACAAGCAATGAGAAGAGCTGTTGAAAATAATCCTGAATCCTACACCTCTTCAAATCGTGGTAGAACAAAACAAATTATTGTAGATGGTATTAAATTTCAAGGGCAATGGGAAGTGGATTTTTATCTATGGGCCAAAGCAGAAGGATTAAATCCAACAAGGCCAACGGAAGCATTTCCATACAACTGGAACGGAACTCGATCATACTTTCCAGATTTTTACATTAAATCATTGGATATGTATGTAGAAGTTAAAGGTTATGAAACAGACAGAGACCGCTCAAAATGGTCGCAATTCCCTAAAAAATTATGTATAATTAAAGAACAAGAAATAAAGCAAATTAGAGCAAATAGTTTTAGGGCGGGTAGCTTAAGTAGTAAAGCGTCAAACTCATAATTTGGGGAGTGCGGGTGCAAGTCCTGCCCCGCCCACCAAGAATTTGCTAAATATTAGAGCATGGAACAGAAGACAAAACCTGTTGAACAGTATTTCTACTCTGAGAAAGAATGGAGTCGCTTAGGTTGTGGCCCGTTACCCGAAGAACGCAGGCGTGAAAATTTTTTAGAGGTTTGCGCTCGCGGTAATCCCAAGATTGACGGGAAATTTGTGAAAGGTTATAACTAATGATTACCTTTGCTGCTTTGGCACTAAGTGCCGTATTAATTTACGCACTGATAGAATTGAAAGATTATCTCGAGAGAGATTTAGAATAAAAAATATTAAAGGAAATTTATATGACAATTATTACTTTGTTAGACATGGGCCGGACACTTACTGCTGACGAGTCTGCTGCACGTGATGCTTTTGTTGCCGACGCAGTAGCAAATAGCACTACTAATGGTAGTTATGCTAGTTTGAATTTAGCTAGTCCCGCTATAAGAGTGTGGTCCACACAAGAAAGTGCAACGGCATTTGTTGCTTTAATGAATACGTTCACTCCGGCTCCAAAATTAGCTGAAGTAAGAACTATCTAAAAGAATTGTTGTAATCCCTCCGTAAGGAAGGCAAACTGTGTCTAAGAGTAAAAGTTGGTCGAACTCTCGTCCAGCATAAATACAGTTATGTATTACTATGTCTATCAAATTACTAATCTAAGCAATGGTAAGATTTATGTTGGAAAACATAAATCTGCCAAACATCCTTTTGAAAATGGCTATTTTGGTTCTGGAAAACAAATCACTGCCGCTATTAAAAAATACGGTGTAGATAATTTTAAAAAAGAAGTATTGTGTTACTGTAACGATGCTCACGAGATGGCCGTTAAAGAATCTGAAATAGTAACGGAAGATTTTGTAAAACGTTTAGATACTTACAATATGCACAAAGGTGGCTACGGCGGATGGGATCATCATAATGGTAGTGCCTCGCATAAAGAAGCATCAATACGCGGCGGCAAGGCGTCTGCTAAACTATTAAACGAGTTTATAACAGAGCAGAAAACAAACAATACTCAGTGGTGGAAAGAGTGGTATGATAAGGTTTGCGAAAAAAATAAAGAACTTACTATTCGTGCTCAAAGTCCAAAAGCAAAAGAAAAACGAAAAGTCGCATTTAAAAAAATAAAGCATCAAGCAGGTAAAGCTAATTCGCAGTTTGGTCGTATTTGGATATCGAATATATTGACAAAAGAAGTAAAACGTATTACAATACACGATACTATCCCAGAAGGATGGGTTAGAGGTAAGAAAGGGCACCTTATTAAAGAATGTTGGGTAAATAATGGTGTTAAGGAACATTTTATAGATCTAAGTAAAAAACAAGAATACTTAGACAAAGGGTTTAGTAGTGGCAGGCTTAAAAAGAGTATGCCACAAAACAGAAATTCGTTGAAGGTAGAAGTATAGCGATCAAGACTCGGGTGCAACTCCCGAATGGTCCACCATAAGCATATTGCATAAAACCGGCTCACTCATCCGAGCGCAGGCAACCCAGTATGCTTTTGATGGGCCATAATTAGAATCGATTGGCGCTAAAGGGCTACTGGAGGATCGGCAATGTAGAAGCCGTTAGGACTGGGGAAACCCGGTTGAAGAAGCAAAACTCGTAAATGCAAACGCAAATACAGGCGAAGTAACTGTTTCAGCCAAGAACGTAAAGTTCCGCACTTTAGCAGCCAAAGGCCAATCTTTAGCAGTTTAATCACTGCTTAGGGTAGGAAATACCTCGTAACAGAAAAAACCAGAACCCGCTTCGGCGGGTTTCTTTTTAAATATTGTAGTTGACTAATAAATAGTTATAGCAACGCCGGGTTCTTCCGACGTCGGATCAATTGACGCTTGACATTGTTATGTCTTTACTGTATTATTAATACAGAACGCCTACCGTAAGCGGTGTTCTTCCGCAAGCAATTAAATAATTTGTAATAAAAATTTGATGAATAAATCTAACCTATCTGTGCCTCTTAGTGAATATGATAGTCTCTGGGAATGGACTAAGTCGCGTAGCACTTATCATTTTGACAACCGACGTGTGGACACCCCCGGATCTATATACCAAGTACTGGGCCGTTTTGAAAACACTTGGTCACATTTGATTGATGATATTAAAAGCAAGTCATTTCCGTCCACCTGGGGCAACATTACTATGACCGGTGGTGGAGTTCAAAGGCCTGTAAGCTATGACAAACGTGGCAAAGATATTGCTGATGGTGGCGGCGATATTGACAAAATTCAATTGACTAATATTGCCGAGGACCCAACACAGTACCCTGAGTTCAAAAAGATCATAGACTATTTTCATTTGGAAGGACCCGTGGAACCTCGGTTCCACGTACAATTAACTGGACAGATGTTTACTGTGCACATTGACCCGAACCATCATAGGTTTGCCGGACCCAATGCCGATCCATTAGGGCCGTTTGACTATGATCCAATGGACATTGTACGTATTACAGTCATGTTAGAAGATTGGCAACCAGGACAGTTTATGATTTACGGCAATACCGTTTATCAGCAGTGGCAGGCCGGTGACTATCATATTTTTGATTGGCCTAACATTCCACACGCAACTGCTAACGCAAGCCATCATAGTCGAATTACGTTACAAATAACTGGGCTACGTACCAAAAAAACAAATGAAATTATTGGTGCCAACCCATTTCTTATCCATAAGCCTTGACTTAATCAGGCTAGTGTAGTAAAATTTAAACCTACGGAGAATTTATGAAAAAACTATTAGCCATCATGATGGCAACCTTATCATTATCAGCTAGTGCTGGACAACCAGTGCCTATTGTTTGGCCGTTCGCTACCGGCGCTAATCAAGCCAACTTTATTCGTGTTATTGTTGAACAGGCCAATAAGGAACAAAACAAATACACATTCTACTATGATAACAAACCCGGAGCAGGTGGAACTGTCGCGGCCAGATACATACAAAACTATAAAGGCATTGCTATTCTAAGTAGTTCCAGTAGTTATTGGATACGTCCTGAATTTTATCCAAATGAAAGTTATAGCACCGCTGATTTTAAACCTGTGATGATTGAATGTACAGGTCAACCTTATAGTGTTGTCAGCGTAAAATATAAATCTTTAGAAGAAATTCGTAAAGAAAAGTTTTTAAACATAGGAGTTATCCTTGGCAGTTTGACTGAGGCCAACGCTCGTGAACTTCAAACTTTATTGCCAGACACTCAATTGAATTTTATCCCATTTAATGGAACACTGATTTCTACTCAAGAAATGTTGGCCGGACGGCTAGATTTAAATGTCGATTTGCCAGCAGAATTAAAACAATGGACAGATACAGGATCGGTTCACGTTATTGGAGCCAGCGGTACTAGAGAATATCCTGGATTGCCGACCTGGTATGGTCAAGGCATCAAAGGATTCAGCGGTCTTGTTAGTAACTATCAAATGGTTGTAGCTGGATCAGTAGATGAAAAAACTCGCAAAGAACTACATGAAATTTTGCGTAAGGCTGCCAATGACTCTGTAGAACTTCCAGCACTATATGATCGAGATCGCTGTGCTGCGGCCAACATGAATTTTGCAGAGACTAATAAACTTTATGAAAAGTGGTCCAAATATTGGCCAGCAAAATTACAAGCATTAAAAAAAATAAATGAATGACAAGCTGGGTTACTATACAGTAGGCGAACAACGTTTTGATTCTAAAATTGATGCCTGTATAGCCGGAACAAAACTAAACATACACCCGCAATGGCATTTTAATGATCATGTATGGAATAATATTGATTGGACTGTTGAGCCAGCTATTGACATTCTTGAATTGTATAAAATGCGGGCCAGACAAATTCGCGAGCAATACGATTACCTAATAGTCTACTATAGCGGTGGCAGTGATTGTCAAACTCTTGTAGATGCCTTTTTACAGGCCGGCTGTTTTATTGATGAAATAGTTACTATATGGAATCGTAAGCATACAAAAAAAATAGTATTAGAACCAGGTGTGACGGATGCCGCTAACATTGAAGCCGAATTTGATCTAACTACTCGCACAGGATTAGAACGGATAAGAAATGCTAGTCCTCTAACCAAGATTACCTACTCGGACGTATCAGATACAACAGTTGAACTTTATACAGAACTGGATGGTGAGGAGTGGTTACAATCTACAGTTGAGCACTTGAACCCGCACTACATTGCTAGATGGTCTACCACTAGAACAAAACATCAACAAAAAACACTTGATCGCGGTCTAAGAACTGCGGCTGTGTTTGGAGTGGACAAACCAAAGGTTTGTATCAAAGACGGAAAATATTGTTTGTATTTTGTAGATGTTATCACAAATTCGTTTAGGGGAAGTTGGAATCGAAGCGAGTATACCAACATAGACAATGTTTACTTTTTTTGGACTCCAGATTTGCCAGAAATAGTTGTAAAACAGGCTCATATGATTATGACATGGTTTGAGCAACATCCAATGCTTAAACCAATACTAGCATGGCCTAACTTAGATTATAGTAAGCGAAATGCTTACGAAA